CGATGACGGCACCGACTACAGCGAAGGCTGCACGGCTGGTCATCCAGTCAGCGCCGCGCTGGGCTTTGAGGAAGCAGCACGCGCCATCGCCGTGATCGTGAAGGAAGAGAACCGTGGCACGCCTCAAGATTAGGTCGCAGCTTGAGGTGGACGAGGAGGCTCGCAAGGGTCTGGTCTGGGATGACTGCGGACCGTCAAGCGCAGCGTGCGCCGCGTCGTGGGTTCTAGGAGTAGACATCTCCGCGAAGCAGGGCATCGCAGCGAAGGCAACAGCCACAGGCTTCGTTGAGAAGCAAGGCGTGAGCGACAACGGCTCCAGCCTGAGCGAACTCGCCAAGACGGTCAAGGTTCTGGGCGCGCACGGCCGCTATCCAGAAGACTGGCAGGACGCAGTTCAGGCTGCCAAGAATGGCGCCGCGCTCATCATCAATGTCGATCAGGCAAAGATGCCGTTCTACGAAGGCGTCACGATGAGCAAGTGGCATCGCAAGTATGTGAAGGCACACCCTGGCTACGAGTACGGCCATATGACCGCTGCTGCGTTTGATCCAGTGGATGGCTGGATGTGGGCGTGTCCTACAATGAGCGGCAAGGGCGACGAGGAGTTTGCCGTCAGCGTGACCGAAGCGCAGGTGAAGCAGATCGCTTCATCCAAAGGCGACGCTCCCAAGAGCCGAGTCCTGATTGTCTCGGCGAAGAAATGAAAGGAACCAAGATGAGCAAGTGGCAGAAAGTTCTTGATGGAAGCAAACTTGATGAGATGCTCCTGGACGCGATCCGCACCTTCCTGACCGTCAGCATCAGCGTGGCGCTCGGACTCGGCATCCCTCTCCTTGACATCACTGGTGGCGACTTCCGCACCGTTCTCTCCGCAGGGTTGGCATCAGGCTTGGCGGTCATTGTCAAGGCGCTTGACCCAAGCCAGACGGACTACGGCATCGGCGGCAAGAAGTAAGGTCTTGACATCGGCGTGAGCCGTCGTCAGGATCGCTTGAGTGGCTCGTAGCCGAGCCGCAGTAGGGGAGGACAAATGGTAGACGCACTGGAGCAGTTCCGCGAGCTGCAAAAGATAACGAAGGGTCCGCGTTGCGCGTACCAGTCGCTTGATCTAAACGAGGCTGATCTTCAGGCTCTCAATGAGGCCTTAGGGTCAGCCTCGATTACTTCCAAGACTATTCAGAAGTGGCTGGAAGCACGCAACCAAGTCTGGGTCTACTACAACATTGCGCGCCACCGACGCGGGGATTGCAGGTGCGCCAATGTCTGAGCAGCTTGACGAGATGCTGGCGATCCAGAACGAACTGGAGTCTGCCAAGAGACCGCGCAGAGAACACGCTGAAGGCTGGGAGCCTGGCGTCGCGTGGAATGGCAAGGAGGGCGTCCTCACCACGAGCGTGATCCCTGGCGAGAATGCGCCGAACTGGGACACCGTTCTCAAGGTCTGGGGTCTTGACCCAGAGATGTTTGAGGTCGTGGAGCCAGTCCTGATGAATGTCTGGGGCGACCCGCTTGGGACGCTGAACCGGCAGTGGAAGGGCAAGGTCATCCAGAAGCGCGTCGCAGTAGACAGCGATGTTGCAGCACTCATCAGCGAGATCAAGAAGTTCAAGCCACGCAAGCCCATCATCAAGGATGTCGGCTCGGCGATGTTGGTGGCACTCTCGGACTTCCAAATGGGCAAGGGTGAAGGTGGCGGCTCTGCTGGCATCGTCTCGCGCTTCCTTGCTGGGATCGGTGAGGTTGAGCATCGCTGGAAGGAACTCGTCAAGGCAGGGCGGCCGCTGGACAAGATGGTTGTCGTTGGACTTGGCGACTTGGTGGAGTCCTGCTCAGGTCACTACGCGATGCAAGCGTTCCAGGCTGACTTAGATCGAAGGGAGCAGGTGACGGTGCTGCGCCGCATCTTGGTGAAGGCGTTGATGCACTGGGCGACCTTCGCTCCCCAGATCATCGTTGCAGCTGTGCCGGGCAACCACGGCGAGAACCGTGCCAACGGCAAGGCGTACACAACCTTCGGCGACAATGACGATGTTGCGGTGATGGAGCAGGTGGGCGAGATTATTCGCGCCAACCCAGCCTATGACCACATCGCGTTCGTGTTCCCGAAGAACGAACTAACACTCACGCTGGATGTTCACGGCACCATCGTCGGACTAGCACACGGTCATCAGGTCAAGGGATCGGCTGAATCGTGGTGGGGCAAGCAGGCGTTCGGGATGCAGCCAATCGGTGACGCTGACATCCTGCTCACTGGTCACTACCACCACCTTGCAGTGAAGCAGTCAGGACAGCGCACGCACTTCCAAGCGCCTGCGCTCGATGGTGGCTCGCAGTGGTTCACGGAGCAGGCTGGCGTTGTTGCTCCTGCTGGGCTGCTCACCTTCACGGTGAGTCGCTACGGCTGGGATGACCTGCGCGTTCTGCCGTGCATCTCGGATGCCGTTTCTCCCCGCAAGGGTTGATCCTCCGGTACCTGGAGTCTGCTCCAGCTGCGGCGAATCTGGGCGTGTTTGGCGCTTTGGTGAAGAGACCCTGACGAGCAAGAGTGGGTACACTCTGAGCGTCTCGCACGCTCTCTGCGCCGCCTGTATCGAGGTGATCGTGGACCTTGTGGACGAGGACTATGACTAGGCTGCCTTCGGGCAGCTCATCCCCCAGCCGTGACCTCCTCCACGGCTGGGGGGACCACCTTGCGACTACCCCATTGACAAGCCGTTATGTCACGCTCTAGGCTTGTGACATCAGGGAGGAACCAGCCATTCGGCTGATCCTGATATAGGAGGACACGATGGCAAAGGGAACGATCAAGTTTGAGAGCAAGACCGGCGAATCGTTGAGCTGCACTTGCGGCAACGATGTGATGGACTCAGGCTTCTACACGCTAGAGCCTAGGTTCAAGAACGACCTGCGCTATGTCTGCAACTCCTGCGGCGCGATGGCGCTCGTGGACTTTGTAGAGCGTGTCGTTCTGAATGAGATGCTAGAGCGGGTGCGCTGATGATTGACCGATTCTTCAACAGCAAGTTCGCACTCGTTGGAATCTTGGCGATGTATGCAGCACTGGGATGGCTGGTAGCGATGGAGGTGACCAAGTGAAGCTGAACCGAAAGAGCGAGCCGTTGCTCTGGCGCAAGCCGAACGGCAAGACGGACTGGGACAAGATGCAGGAAGTCAGCCGAGGGCAGTTGCGCTTTGAGGCGATCATCGCCTTCATCGCGCTCTGGTTCCTTGTGGTCGTCGGCTTCAGCATCTTCGGCTGATGCCTGTCTACGAATACCGCTGCGGCGAGTGTGGTGCGCGTGAGGAACACACGCACTCGATCAACAACACCTACACGCCGCGCTGTGAGAAGTGCGGCCGATGGATGCAGTTGCTCTACACGCCAGCCGCAGCGGTGTTCATTGGCAACGGCTGGGCAAAGAAGGACCGGCAGAAGAAGGAGGGCAAGTGATCAAGTGGAAGTGTTCAGTCTGCCAGGCGACACGGCAGAGCGAGGTCAAGCCAGTGCTGTATCAGCGGCTGTGCGAGGACTGCAAGGTCAGCCACTACACGAATCTGGTCGGCATCTACAAGTATTCAGGTGACAACGGCTTCAGGCAGGAAGAGGCGCGGCTGCTCTTGAAGCAGGCGCAGGCAGAACTGAAGGCATACCGCGCAAAGGCGGTTGCAAAGTGGAAGGAGGACGGCAAGTGAGCAAGCAATACGAGTTCGTCAAGGCAGAGCAGCGCAGTCCTGAGTGGTTCGCACTCAGGAAGGACGGCATCACGGCAACGGAGGCGGCGGTCATCGCCGGACTCTCGCCATACAAGACGCCGTACCAACTCTATGCGGAGAAACTGGGGAAGTTCCAGCCTGATCCAGTCGGCCCTGCCGCAGTGCGTGGGCTGCTGCTCGAATCAACAGTCGCCACCTTCTACGAGATGGAGACTGGCAAGAAGTTGAAGCGCAGCAACGGCATCGTCCGCATCAAGGACATTCCCTGGGTGATGGCGTCGCTGGACCGCACCATCGTTGGCGAGGACGGCTTGGTGGAGATCAAGACCAGCACCTCACCGCGCTGGAGCCTGCACCCTGTGCCGCCAGAGGTGGTCGCGCAGGTGCAGTGGCAGATGTTCGTGACGCAGGCGCCGTGGTGCGATGTGGCGGTGCTGCTCGGTGGCTTGGTGTTCCGCATCGAGCGCGTCGTGGCGAGCATTGAGATGCAGACGAGCCTGTACCGCAAGGCGGTGGAGTTCCGAAGCCTGCTCGCAACCCAGACGCCGCCACCGTTGCAAGGCGAGGACAGCGACGCGCTGGCATCGGTCACGCCGTGGAACGGACTGGAGGAGTGGGCGCAGGCTGACGCTGGCATCAACCGCGTGGCGCAGCTGTACGCAGAGAAGCACTACGAAGCCAAGTTGCTAGATCAAGAACTCCAGAACCTTGCCATCAGTCTCAAGGAGGCCATCGGCGAGAAGGCTGGCGTCGCAGGCGAAGGCTGGTCTGCGACGTGGAAGCAGAACAAGTCAAGCCAGAAGGTGGACTACAAACTTCTGCTGGAGGCTCTCAAGCCTGCGGTGGAAGTCGTAGATGCGTACACGCGGGAAGTTCCCGGTGCGCGAGTATTCAAGTTCAAGACAGAGGAGGTGGACAAGTGAGTAGCCGTGGCTGCGAGGTCGGCGGGTGCTCTGATCGGCACTATGCAAAAGGCAAGTGTCAATACCATTACTCCCAGATGTCGAATAAGACCACGAGGGTGCGAGCGCGGTATGTCGTGCCGTCCAGGTCTGCTATTTGCTCTGCTGAAGGATGCTCTGAGCGGCCTTCTTATTGGCGACAAGTTGAACAGGTTTGGTTCTGCCGGTTCCATTACCAGCGAGCAAAAAAGGGCGTTGCATTTGATGCACCGATTCGGTTCAGCAATGCTGGAAAATGTGCTGTGGAATCCTGCGCCCGCAAGGCAAAAAGTCGATCGCTTTGCTCAACTCATTACGCCCGGTCAGTCAAGGGCCTTGACCTGGATGCGCCAATCAAGATAAAGAAATACTTAGGAGCAATCTGCAAGATTGAAGGTTGTAAAAGAATCGCTAAGTGGGACTTTATGTGTCGCGCACACGCGGAGAGAGTGCGGAGTGGGCTGCCGGTGAATGATAAGCCGTTCAAGCGCGTTTACCTAGGAGAAGTCTGTGAAAGAAGCGGATGCAGCGCGAAAGCGTCATCACTTGGTTTGTGCAGGTACCACTATTCAATCGTAAGAAAGTATGGCCAGAATGCTCTGGAGTTGGTTGCCAACTACTTCCTCAAAGGCTGCCCACTATGTCATCGGACTGCTGAGGAGGCTGGGCAGCCGTATGTTGATCACGATCACTCTTGTTGCGCGGGTCAAAACACGTGCGGCGAGTGTGTTCGCGGGGCTATATGCACGAGGTGCAACTCCGGGCTTGGAATGTTCCAAGACAGTCTGGAAATAATGAAACGAGCAATGCGCTATTTGCAGGGAAATCATCCTGCCGCGTTGCTGAAGGAGGTTTCGTGAGCAAGATCGCAGCAGCACTAGCAGCACCATTCGATGAGAAGGACCTGAAGCATCGCCCAGGACGCGCAGGGATGACCTTCACCTACGCCGACGCGCGAGCCGTCGCACAGCGGCTGGATGATGTCCTCGGCATTGAGGGCTGGCAGTTTGAGGTCAAGGTGGCTGACCCGATCCGTGGCGTGGTCCACGGCTCGCTGGTCATCGTGATCGAGGGCAAGTCCACTATCCGGCAGGACTTCGGCTACCCGAACTCCACGCAGGATGACGAGCCACTCAAGTCAGCAGCTTCGGATGCGCTCCGACGCTGCGCCGCACAGGTTGGCGTGGGCAGGAGCCTCTACAGCCCAGAGAAGGGTGTCCCAGTGCCACTTGGCAGGGTTGCGCCTCGCTCCGTGGCTCCTACAGGCATCCCAGAGGCTTCTAGCGCTATGTCGGCAGACGATCAGGTGATGGCTGCAGCGGCGATGCTGTTCGTAGCTGGAGCCAACGATGGCGCCTGCTCCCACGGCGAGTCGTGGCAGTTGAAGCCAGGTGGCGTGAGCAAGGTGAGCGGCAAGCCGTACAACGCCTTCTACGCGGCCAGCCACAAGACGCCTGACGGCGGCTGGTGCAAGGACAAGCCAAGCCAGCAGTGGGTCGCAGCGCACTCTGCGGCACCGGCAAAGCCCAAGCTCGTGCCTGAGGACCTGAGCGAGTTGCCGTTCTAAACATCTCTGGGGGGCGGCAGCGGGTTATGCCGCTCCCCAACTAGCAGAGGAGGACGAAATGAATCTATGGATCAAGTGGTCAGCACAGGCGCACAAGGACGCGATCATCAGCAGCCTCACGCATCTTCAGTTCCGCGCCTTCGTCATCATCCTTGAGGTGTCAAAGGAGATGCGGAAGGGCGGCGAGTTCCGAGACCGCAAGCACCTGCAAACAATCCTCGGACCAGAGTTCTCCAGGGCGGTCCCACGGCTCATTACCGAAGGCCTGCTAGAGGAGTCTCAGAGCGGTCTCATCACCGTCTCACACTGGTCTCGCTGGCAAGTCGACCCGACCTCAGCCGAACGCCAGCAACGCAGTCGTGCGGGAAAAGGCGCTGAGTCACGGTTCGGTCACGCACTAGAGAAGAGAAGAGAAGAAACAGAGAAGAGCCAGACTCTTACTAAAGCAAAGAGGATGATTCCACTACACGAGATTCTGGGAGGGAACAAAGGATGACCACAGGAATGAACTACCAGTGGGCTATTGACGGCGTTCGCAAAGAGGCGATGATCGCCTCAAAGCGCAACTGACCTCGGCTGACTTCCTGCATCTTGTCCCAGTCCGTCTTGCCGTTCGGCTTGCGCCAGAGCAACGGCTCGCTCTTTCGGTTCAGCTTCACTTGGTCACCTCCATCGCTACCAGCCATCCCAGTGCTGCATACATCGCCAAGATTCCAACGAGTGCGAACTTGCTGTTGAACAATCGGTCAATCACTTTGCCTCCTCTGCGAACGCCGACCACGGCGTCGCTACTACTTCGTTGCGCCCAACGCGGCGCGGTGCCGG